ACACATATTGTAAACCGCTTAGACACAAAACATGGGATACGGCACAGAAGATAAATGGAATTGCGCCACAAATGGTTATAAGTAAACCGCCGTTTTTGCTATGTAGGGAAAAGGTAAAGGAGATATTGACGGCAGCAGATGAAGTTATAGCTTACAATGTGGATTTTGAAAACAGCTTTTTAAAGGCTTATGGAATTTACATAGACCCCGGAAAATGGGTTGACCTTATGATAATGTTTGCAAGGATATACGGCGAATACGACAGCCTGCACGATTCTTATAAATGGCAGAGCCTTACAAAATGTGCAGAATATTACGGATACAAATTTAAGGCACATGATTCTTTAGAGGACGTAAAAGCAACCCTGTACTGCTACAAAAAGATGATAGAGGGGAGGGCAAACAATGCTGACACTTCCAACAATGGGTAAATGGTTTTATATGATTCTGTCCGGGGAAAAGAAAGAGGAATACAGAGAGATAAAGCCGTATTATACAAGCCGTTTCAAGAAAATATTTGAGATGTACCCGTATTCTAATATACCCAGTGGGGGGCGATAAAAGGGAAATCAGATTTAGGAACGGATACGGCAGCAGTAGACCGGAATTTATCGCACTATGCACACTGGATATAAAGACAGGGCGGGAAGAGTGGGGAGCAGAGCCGGGGAAAGAATACTATACATTGAAAATCCATGAGATAACGGAAAGGAGGGGTTGCTGATATGCAGCAGTCGGCATTTATAGCACATTCCCCTTATGAGATAGGGGATAAAGTCAATATAACATTTCATGGCGCTATCGGAATAGTTGGCGGGCCGGTTACGGCAAGGTCCGCAGAGGTAACAATAACGGATATTTTGGCGGTACATTCGTGCAAAAGGAAGCAAGTAAATTTCATGTATGAGATTAACGAAACTAAGGTACTACAGTTAGTGGAATGGGAGGCGGTAAAGAATGAGAAATAACAGATTTGTGACCGATTCGGACACAGAAAGAGAGTTAAGGGCATGGCAGACGGAAAGGGAAACGCCAATAGACGAAGAGAAGCTAAGGCAGCAGTATAAAAACAGGCAGAACAACGCACAGGGGCAGCACTTTGAAAGGGAAATTTTAGCCGGGTGTAGAATGTATCAGCAGCACGGCATAGCAGCAATAGATAAAACGCCCGAACCGTTCCGAGTATCAAAGAAAAGTCAAAACGGAATATTTACAGGACGTTTTAGCACCCCGGCACAACCCGATTTTCAAGGGACCTTACACGGTGGGCGGTCAATCGTATTTGAAGCGAAAAGAACAAGTAAAGACAGGATAAATAGGAATGTGCTGACAGATACGCAAATGGACGTATTGGAAAAACACAACCGATTAGGGGCATTGTGCGGGGTATGCGTCAATATTAAAGATGATTTTTTCTTTATACCGTGGAATGTATGGCGGGATATGAAAGAAATGTACGGCAGACAGTACCTAAAGGCAGAGGATATAGGGAAATACAAGGTAAGGTTTGACGGTGCGGTACATTTTCTTGATAAGCTGATAAAGGAAATTATATACAGGAAAACAGCAAATATAGGCAAGTCTGATAGGATATTAGACAACATAGAGGGGGCAACATTCTATGAAAATATACATTAGCGGAAAGATAACAGGCGATAGCGGATACATAGAAAAGGTTAAGGAAGCGGAAAAGAAAATTAGGCAGCAGTAGAAAGGGTGCGAGGTAATCAATCCGGCAGTAATCTTACAGACAATGCCGGAAAGTACGACACACGAAGAATACATGATGATAAGCCTTTGCCTACTGGATATGTGCGATTCTATATATCTGCTGCCCGATTGGAAAGAAAGCAAGGGGGCAAAGTTTGAATTTTGTTGGGCAAGCAACAGAGGGTATAAGCTAATGGGGTGCTTTTTATGAACATAAACGGATTAGCCGGGGCAGGGATACCGTATCTAAACATGATGAAAAAGGCAATGCCAAAGGAAGAACCAAAGAAAAAGAAAGTCAAGAGCCACAGGCTGACAGAGATTGACCCGAAAACCAAAAAGCCACGCCTTAAAAAAGGCGTAAGCACGGACAGGGCGGTTGAAGTCTTGTTTATGTTTGAAAATGCGGACGTAACACCTAATCAGATTGAGGATATGAAACAGACCATAGAGAATCAGAGGCAGCGTATTTTGAAACAGGAGGATTGGTAGAAAGGAAAGGGATGGTAATATGCCAACAAAGAACGCTGAAAAGATAGTACAGGCAGCAGTATATATAGATGGCAAGCCAATAAAGAGGATACAGGAAGAGGCATTAAAGGGTGTTTGCGTCTGTGGGGATTGTTTAAAAAGGGCAGCAGTTGACTCGGAACAGATAAAAAAGCTAAGGCAGATAAATAATGTATTGAGAATTACAGAAGATACAGACGGAAATATAAAAGAGTGTGTACAAAGTCTGGCAGAGATATTAGAGGACTTGGAAAGGGGCAATCATGGCAAGGAAGAAAGGAAAAGTAACACCATTCAGACAGGAAACGAAGATAACCTATAACAAGTACAAGCCGGACAGGAAGGCACGGCGGTCAGGTATCAAGCCGGAAGAACCGCCAAAGAGGGAAGAAAAGAAAGTAGCAAAGGCAGCAGTATTAATGGAAAGTGTACAGAGGACAAGGGAAATACAAAGGCAGATTGTCCCACCGGGCATGACTTATGGGGAATACACGGAATATCTGCAAAGCAGATGGCTGCAGCTGGAAGAGAAGAAACAGGGGGTGTATAATGGCAAGGCATGAAAAATTCGGATGTGGAAGCAATATTAAAGTTTTACAAGTGGATTGACCTGGATATTAAAGTAGCAGGCGAGTGGCTGGAACAGTACGAAGCCGGGTATAACCCGTTAGGGGCGGCTGGGTATGACGGTATGCCACACGGTAATAAATTAGGCGATAGTACAGCTTTGCTTGCTATAAAACTGGCAGAAACAGATACAAGGGAATGTATAGAAGTTTTAAAAAACCGGATACAGGAATTAAAAGAACTCCGGACACAGATTTTTGGGGAAATTTCCTCATTACCAGTGCTTTACAAGGTAATTATATGCGGGTTATACCTGCAAGGGAAGAAATGGGAGCAGATAGGGGAAGAAATAGGCTACAGTGTGCGCCATGCAAAAAATATAAGGTGCGAAGCCTTAAAAATCTTGGGCGAAAAATTAGCAAGGAATAAGATTGTATCACGAAGCAAAATTATTAAAGAAAATTTTAAGTAAAGATTGCCCACCATTGCCCGGTTTTTTATGGTATGATAGTAGCGTGAAAAGAAACGGAAAGGCAGCAGGATTATTGTTAAAATCCTGCTGCCTTTGTGCACTGCATTTTTAAAATTCCGGAAAAATGCGGTAATTCTGGGATGGCAGGACTTTGGGAAATGGAAAAACAAATAAAGGAGGGATACCATGCCAAAGAGTGAAAAGAGGGAAAAAGCAAAGCGGATATTTTTAGATTCTGGCGGACTGGCAAGAAACCCAGAAATAGCGGAGGCATTGGGTGTTGAACCGGCGAAGATAGCCAAATGGAAATGTATGGACAAGTGGAAAGAAGCACTTAAAAACAAGCCGAAAAAACAGGGGGCGCAGAAAGGCAACCAAAACGCCAAAGGACATGGCGCACCCAGACGCAATAAGAACGCACAGACACACGGCGCATATAGCACAGTGTATTTTGACGAACTGACAGAAGAGGAAAAGAAGCTGATAGAATCAGTTACACTTGATACAACAGAAAATATGCTAAGGGAATTACAGACGCTTGTAGCAAAGGAGAATGACCTGAAGAAACGGATAGCAAAGCTAAACAGCAACAACACAGGTGAGTTGTTTACTGACAGGGTTGTAGAAATGCGTACACCGAAAAAGACAGAGGATAGTGACCTGTATGGAATATATGCAGGGGGAAATGCAGAGGGCAGCAGCAAGCCATTAGAGATGGCTATGAAAACAACAATTAAATCGTCGGCATTTGAAAGGGCAATGAAGCTGGAAGCAGAACTAAACAAGATACATGGACGCATAATAAAGCTGCTGGATTCTGTTAAGTCATATGAGTTAGAACAAAGAAGGATAAGCCTGGAGGAAAGACGCTATACATTGATGAAACAGAAAGCAAGTGGTGTGTATGACGTAGACCCGGACACAGGCGAGATAGACGATACATACACAGACAATGAAGAGCATGAGGGCATGGAAGAGTGACAAAGAGGACGGACACCACGGCATGAGGGCAGGCGGCCCAAAGGTACTGTGAGCCGTTCTGGCGGACCGAGGCACCCGTGACCCCAAAACCTGTCTAGTTTCCAGGGTAAAAAAACGACTTCCAGAATGCCGGAAATTTTTTAAGGGGGTAGGATTTTTTTGAAACTTTATGACAAAAATGCAGTTGCAAAATTTCTTGACATGACTCCTAAGAATATTGAACGGCTGACAGGCAAGGGGATATTAAAGACCATAGGTGAAACAAAATTGTATTCACTTACAGAAGCTAACCATGCATACATAAGATATCTCAGGGAC